TCCCGTACCGTTCGGCACGCCGCAGCGCCGCGGCAAAATCTTCACCGCTATACGAATCACCGATGGTACCGTAGGCGTAGACGTGATTGTTCTGAACTTCGATCATCGAAAAATTTTTCAACAAATTAAATGATCCCCAACCGTCATATCAAATTATTGTATATATAATATTCAATGATTGATATTATATATTCAAATAATAGATTAAATACTGCTGTACATCTATATTTGTTCAAAAGTTTAATAGATGGACAGCACGATCGATCTTGCCGAATATTTATTCATGCGGCGATGCTCGCAGAAAGAGATCGCAGCGAGGGTCGGACGCTCGGAGTCGACCGTCTCCGAGTGGGTCAAGCGCTACGGCTGGAAGGAGAAGCGCGCCGGCGTGCGCATATCCCGACACGAAATGGTCGCGAAACTTCTTCAACGTATCGACGATCTGCTCAGCGAAGACTCGTCGAGTATCGATACCACGGAGTTGCTACGCATAACCAAATCGATCAAGACCTTGGACAAAGAGGTCGGACTGGTCGATTACATCGATTGTTTCATGGCCTTCGGACAGTGGATGACGCAGCACGCCGAACATGCCGAAGCGATCCGCGAGACGATGTCTTCACGGACGGATTTCTGGGAGAATTTCACCAAGGCGGTGAACATTATACAGGACAAATACATCACTTCTTTGACAAAGGATGGCGGGCAGCGGTAACATAGCCAAGGCATTGCAGCGTTGGGACGGCTGGTGCCGCATCGCGCGGGCACAAGGTTCGGTCAACGAACAGGCCGCAGCGGAGCGGCAGGAGCGCATCCGGAAAGCCTGCGCATCCTTCCGGTATTTCGTCACGGCCTATTTCCCGCATCTGGCCACAGCCGAGACCCCCGACTTCCACGTTGATCTGGCAAATAAGGTAAAACGCAACCTTACGATCAAGGTGCTCGTGCGCTGGGGACGCGGCATGGCCAAGTCGATCGTCTGCGACGTGTTGATCCCGTTATGGCTCTGGATCAACGGCGAGGACATTTACCTCGTACTGGTAGGCAACACCGAAGACAAAGCCAAGAAACTGTTGGGGGACATAGCCGATGAATTCGCGGGCAACGAGCGTCTGATCGCCGATTTCGGCGCACAGAGAACATCCCAATGGTCGGACAACTACTTCGTCTGCCGCGAGCGATTCATCGGCGCGGCACTCGGCATGGGCCAGGAGGTGCGCGGTCTGCGAAAAGGTGCGCGACGGCCTACCCTCTGCATCTGCGACGACCTCGAAGACAAGGACACGGTTAAGAATCCGAAGCGGCAGGACGAGATGGCGAACTGGATTCTCACGGCTCTGATCCCGACGATGGACGGCCCCGTGCGGCGCCTGCTGGTACCGAACAACAACTTCGCACCCAGGACGATTCAGGGAGAACTCGAACGTCGGAATCCCAAATGGATAGTACACCGTGTCGATGCGACCGTCGGGCCGGAACGGAAGCCGCGCTGGGAAAGTAAATATCCCGACGACCATTTCGTACAGATAGAACACGATTTGGGTACGATCGCCTTCGAAGCAGAATACAACAACCGGCCGTGGGTCGAAGGGAAGGTCTTCACGCAGGAGATGATCGACAGGGTATGGGCGCCGCTGCCGTCGCTGTCGAAATTCCGGCACATCACAGGGCGGTGGGATCCGGCCTATTCGGGTAAAAACGATTTCAACGCCGTGCGCATCTGGGGGCTGTACGATCATCGCATGTACCTGATAGCATCCTACGTGCGGCAGCGCACGATGAACAGCACGCTCGACTGGATTCAGGATTACGACAGCCGGCTGCCGCAAGGCGTCGTCGTGCATTGGCGCGTCGAATCGCAATTCTGGAACGAGCCGCTGCGACGCGCTATCGACGAGAGCAATGCCCGCGCAGGGCGTCAGCTCAATATTTCGGTCGTGCCGTCGCCCAAGACCAAGAAGATAGATCGCCTGCTGTCGGTCTACCCCTACTACGAAAACGGGCGCATACGCTACAACGAGCGTGAGCGGAACAACGCCGACTTCATCGAAGGGACACGTCAACTGCTGGGTATAGAACCCGGATACCGCACGCACGACGACTCCCCCGATGCCGACGAGCGGGCGATCTCCGATCTGGCGGCATTCGACCGTGCATTCGCATTCTCCCCGATGATCGGACAGATGAGCCGTGGCGATTCAAATTCAAGATACTGACATGACACTTTTCGAACTTATCCGCAACAAATGGGCGCGCTGGCGCCTGATGCGCGCCATCGCCGAGGCCGAGGCGCTGCACGCACGAACGGGAAAACGCTGCTACGTGTTCAACGTCGGCGGCAGGTTGAAGGTCTGGACGACGCTCGACGTCAAATACCTGCGTCGCAAACGTCTGCTGCATGCAGGCGTCACGACCGACGACTTGAAGAGAAAGGCATTGTATAAAACAGCATAGCAAAATGTATATCACCGAAGAAGACATACTGAACATCATCGCCAAAGACGACTTCGACGCCGCACTGGCCGAAGGCTTCACGTCGATGGAGGCACTCACACGCACTGCCTGTTCGACAATGCGCAACTACCTCTACCAACGGTATCGCATCGGCTCCGAATTCAACAAAGCGGGCGAAGCTCGCAATCCCTACCTGGTGATGATCGCCTGCGACATCACGCTCTACCTGCTCTTCTCGTCGCTGCCGGGACGTCTGACGGACGACGACATCCGCTACGTCCGCTACCAGGCTGCAATACGCTGGCTCGAACAGGTCGCAGCGGGGAAAGTCGGCGCGGGAATACCGTCGCTGACAGACCCCGAGGAGGATGGAACGGATCCCGAAAAGAACCCCGAATACTATTCGAGCATACGCTTCGAAAGCGAAGAGAAACTGCAAAATGAATATTGATATGGATTTGCTCAATATTTTTCGGAGGCCGAAGCCGCAGACGCGTGTGGAGGCCGTGGCGCACGAGATCCGCAAACATAGCCGCGCGCTGATCGAGATCGACGAGCAGTCACGTGCATTCTACCGCCAAGACATCGGACGCTGGCGGCGGGCGCATGAGGCGGCCGCTGACGTCGAGAATCCCCGGCGGGCGGATCTCTACAACGTCTACGCCGACGTCGTACTCAACACGCAGGTCGAAGGTTGTATGCGGCAGATCGAGACGGCCGTCATGCAGCGACGCTTCTACATTCGTTCGGAGAAAACGGCGAAGGAGCTGCCGGAGAAGACCTCGATCATCTCCTGCCCGTGGTTCCGCGACCTGATGCACCACGCCCTCGATGCCGAGGCGTGGGGGAATTCACTCGTGGAGCTGGGAAATGTCGTCGAAATGCGCGGACGCCGGACGATCGACAGCGTACACCTTATTCCGCGCGAGCACGTCGTGCCGGAGTACGGGCTGGTGTTGAAAGACATCAATGACGACCTGTCGATGGGTATCGACTACCGCAACAACCCCCGCCTGAACCGGTTCCTCATCGACATAAATGCTGACGAACCGCTGGGATTCCTGCTCAAAGTGGCGCCCGAAGCCATATCCATCAAAAACATGTCGGGATTCTGGGACTCGTTCGGCGAACTGTTCGGTATTCCCGTGCGGTGGGCGACGACGACCTCCACGGACGACAGCGACAAGGCCACGATCATGTCGGCGCTGCGGCAGATGGGCGCCGCGGCATTCGGCCTTTTCCCCGAAGGTACCGAGATCAAATTCCTCGAAACGCAGCGCGGAGATGCCTTTCAGGTCTTCGACCAGCGTATCGCACGGGCGCAAACCAACATCTCGAAGGCCATTCTCAACCAGACGATGACCATCGACGACGGGTCGTCGCTCTCGCAGTCCGAAACGCACCTCGACATCTTCAACCGTGTCGTACACTCCCGCATGGCGATGATCGCCTCGATGGTCAACTGGCAGCTGTTGCCCAAGTTGCAGGAAATGGGGCTGCCCTTCACCGACGACGACGAATTTGTGTGGGACGAAGCCGTGAGCTACACGCCCGAACAACAGTTGCAGATCGAGCAGATGATACTGGCCAACTACGAGGTCGACCCTGCCTATTTCAAGGAGAAATACAACATCGAAATTACGGGCGTGAAACAGCAGGCTGCGGGGTTGTTCGCAACGGCTGAACTCAAAAAAAAAAGCCCGGCCATAGCCGAACTGGATCGGATGTACGGGCAGAGGTAGACGAAGGGCATGTCGCTGCCGAAACATTGCGCCGCATCTTCGAGGGTGAGGAGATCGACTTCGACGAAGCGTCGATGACCTTCACTGACGACGAGCTGCGCAAAGCGCTCCTCGACGGATACGGACGTCGCGCCATAACACCCGAGTACGGCACACCAGACTTCGGAATGGTCGAGAACCTCCGTCGCAATGTTTACCAGTTCTCCGTAGCCAAGAACCACCACCAGCTGCGAGCCCTCACCGATACGCTTATCGACGACGAGGGGCGCGTGCGCAGCTTCTCGGAGTTCCAAACCGAGGCACGCAAGATCGACAGCCGCTACAATGTCGACTACCTCCGTACCGAATACGACACGGCCATCGGCGCGGCTGAGACGGCTTCCGAGTGGGCGTCGCTCGAAGCGCGCGGCGGGGATCCCATGTTACGCTACGTGACTGTCGGCGACGACCGCGTGCGCGCCTCGCATGCTGCACTCAACGGCCTGCAACGCCCCATGAGCGACCCGATATGGAATACGATCTACCCGCCGAACGGGTGGAACTGCCGATGTCTGGTGCGGGTCGTATCGGGTGCCGCGACACCGCAGAAGCTCATACGGATGCCCGACGACCTGCCGGATATGTTCAAGACCAATCTGGCGAAGGCCGGACTGCTGTTCCCCAGGAATCACCCCTATTTCAATGGCATAAGCAGTAAAACGTTCGCAAAGGCTCTCGAATACATCCCGGTCGAGAACACCTATTTCGATGCGAAGACCCCCGGAGGGCATGTCGTAGAAGTAAGCTGCCTGCATCGAGACCACGAGCAGGCGCAGAACGTCGCCGCGACGGACATCCTGCTCGGGAAAGGAATCGTCCG